CCGTTCCTTTCTTGTCTCCGATTGATTCACACTCCACAGCCCAACACAATTTCATTGGGGTTGACACCTGTATCACATTTGAAATAATGATACGATGTCTGGCAGTGGAGAATGGAACGTCCATCCAACCACGATTAAAATTTGGGTCACTGAGACCACCAAAAGTGCCAACCTGATAACCAGGCATTGTCCCAAATTCTTTCTCAGATGTCGGTAATTGGTGTCCGGGGGGTACCCAGCACACGTGCAGAGTAACTGCCTTGCCAACCGACCCTGGACCTGGAATGAAACTGTATTTAGGGTCCCCTTTCCAAATGACAAGGGAGCGGTTCACAGCCGCATCCTTGACTTTTTCATGCTTGGAAGGGTCCCAAACTGCAGGAGTGTTGAATGAAACAGCAGAATCCACCTTCTGATTGTGGATGATTTCTCTGTCGCCGGCAGACTTCCCACTGATCTTGATGAGAAACTGCTCAACCAACGGAGCACCGCCTTCTTCGAAGAATAGCTGGGTAGTCATGGTTTATGGATGAGGTTATTCGTTTATATTATACAAGACAACTTTGTACAAGCTATGTCATTCTTGCCTCTATAACAAGTTTGTTGTAAACTTGCAACCGATATACCTTAAGCTCACTTAACACTAGTGAACCGATTGGCGCTGTATTTCTGTCTGGCCACTTAAAGCGCCTGATCATGCTGGGAATGGATCACGAGCCCATTACGTCATAATGTTGTATATTGACGCTCCCACCCAGTAGACCTCGCAGAGCATCTCGTTTGATGTTGCTACATTTGACCAATCTCGCCCAGTATTGGACTAAGCTAGAACCATCACGCATTAATGGTACGATAAGGGTGACTACAATTTGCAGTTACTTTTTGGACCTGCGTGCGCTTTGGGATCACACACACTTCCCTATTCGTTTAAATGAGTTCGCGCCCATCAAAGAAGCAACAACTGATTGGGTAGTTGTTTCTATACTATTTTCTTCGTATAGCTTCAGCTCAGAGTGAATAGGTTGTAGGATCTGCTTGATGTGGATTTACAAAAAGTCCAGTTCTTCAACCGAATTCGTCACAAGGTTTATTCTATACCTGTGAGTGCCTCCAAAAGTTATCGTGTCATTTGACACGCTAGTTATGGATATTGCATGGTCATCAAAGATGTAGACCACACCTGAACCCTTCTTTCGACCAAGAAAGTGGTCCACGCATGAATCAATCCTACCCTTGTTGAAGTTACCTTTCAGGGAAAGATACTCCACGGAATTGTCGATGCATGCTTGAATCGCTACACTCTTTGACACCGGCCCGGAATAGGTCGATAAAGCATTGAGTGCTTGTACATTATCTGCGACCACATGCGCCAAAGCAAAACCAAAGCATCCATGATCCCTGGAGTTTACAACGCACTTCTTGTCATCTGCGCTGTGTAACTTGAGAGTATCGGGGATATCATCAAAATCCATTTGTGAGTACCTTATGGCTTCATGAAGAATAAACTCCGTGAAACCTGGTTCAGCACCAAACAGATCTTGGAAGATACCTGTATACTCTCCCATGCCAACGGTGGCTAATGTCTTTTTCAACATATCACATTCCACCAAATATGATATGTGTTGTGATCTAGACCTCTGGCTGAATGCCATCTTGAGGATACCACGCACTCTAGCTGCTATTGACATGTCCGGCGAAATACTCACGTTTGACGTGAATGAAGGCCTTCCAGCAGTCAATGTGTTGTCTATGATCTTCAGGGTTACCCCTTCAGATCCAGACAGTGGTTTCTTCCTCAATTTGAATTTCCTATCGCACGTTATGTCATCACCCACCTGAAGCATGCGCTTAACAGGTGGTATTTCGTACAATGAAACCAGAGTACTGAAAGCCATTATTTTATTGGCTATCAGGGTCCATATGTCGCCAGAACCAAGACCGGTGCCCATTTCAATCCGCATCGTTCCCTGCATGTCTCCAATGACTCTCGCCTGTCTGATCTCTTGTGCCAGTTCAGTCATACCTTGCCTCTTTGCAACCATGCCCATAAATAGCAAAAACACTGCTACATGTGTGGCACTATGTGTGCTGTCCTGCTTTTCGAGATCGATCTCCCAGGAATGGGTGAACGACCCTAGGACCCTGGCAATTTCAGGTTTGGTATGACCAACCGGTGAAATTATACCAGGTCTCAGAGACCTTGACCATGCATGAGTCAGTATTGCCGCAGCATCACCAAATAGCTGCAACTGCGTTTGGTTCATGGCTGTAACACTGAGAATCTTTAGACCTTTTCCCAGTGTCATGACTTTCTTTGCAGGTTCATTCTTCGGAAACGCAAATGAAACGCTATCGGCCCTCTTATCTTGACCGCTATCTGCCATCTTCATCACCTGAGCCCTTGTCTGTGCCTTCAGGCTGCTTTTTGTGTCAGATGCTAGCTTCATGAATTTGAACGGATCAACGACCTGATCAAATATGAGCTTAACAATCTTTTCAGCAACCCTGAAATGCTTGTCTTGTATGACAGTTGGCTTGGTGCGTCTTTCAATCATATTGATAAGACCAGCACCGGGCACTGATGCAGGATTAAACAGCATCGATTCATTGGTTGTGCCCTCATGCTGTGGAACATAGGTATTGACTATAGTGGCACAGCTGACATCAACGTCAGATTGAATCGACTCCCTAGGTAAAGCTTCTTGTTCCTCTTCATTGATAAAGCTGCCAACAGTGTACCGTGCGTCTGCATGTATTATGTCACAGCCTTCAGGGGATACGTTTTCATTTTCGAATCTCTCGAAAACGATCTCCTCTTGGCATATAGGATCTACCAAATCAAAGGTAGTTCCTGCATACAACACGTCACTTGGCAAAGGTCTACCATTAACTTGTCCTTTGTCAATGAATGGTATCGAAGCCAACGATGCTTTATCCTTGCATATGAAACAAGTAGCAATCCTGGCCCTAGTGATAGCGACACCGAAGTGTCTTGGATTCATGGCTAGAAACGCCATATCTGGACAATCTTGACCAGGCCTGGTCAAGTGGATGAATGTACGTTCAGAACGCGAACCCTGCGATTCATGAACGGTTATGGGGTCAACTGCTCCAAGTGCAGTCATCATTGACTTTGTACCTTGTAGTGCATTGATTGTCAGATCTTCCTTGCCGGTTAAAACAATCTCAGACTCTTCTACATCATAGTACAAGCCAACTGGACGTTGTGACCCACAATAGTACACCTTATTGAATATGGATGATCTATTATTCCTAAGGTATTGCAGGCTCACGTCCCAAGGACAAAAAGTCACTGGAGCAATTGCGGTGAAGAAAGGCCTATATAGTGTTGGATCGAATGTACTTGTGCCTTCAGCAAATACATCCCTTATTTGTTGGGCGTCACCTATAGTGATGAACCCAAGAGCGTTTGGGAACCTTCTCAACAACTCAAGATGTGGTGTCTCAAATGTGTAACACTCATCTACAATGACATACCTAGAACAATTCTG